AGAAGGTGACTACAGAATCATCACCATACTAGTACTATTCATTGTCATTGCAGACTCGTCCATTGGAAGAAATATCAGAAATATCATACAATGGGGGGTTGGGTATAGCGAAGGAATGACTGATATTAAGGAGAGTTCGAAACAACCAGATCCAATCCAATCTGCTATTTTACCAGTAGACCGTAATTGTGATATCGAACCCAGGCCTGTAGTTACTACAGACCAGGTTCAAATAAATCATGCGATTAAAAATGAAATGGAAACAATTAATTACCGTGAAAGCGAACCCGCTCCAGCGAATGAATTTAATGGAGGAGGGAGTGCTTGGTAATTATTGTATAAGAGAGACAAAATAACAATAATTGATACATAGTATTCAAAATTACTGTTGATGAGTAATTTTGAAAATCGAATCCTACACTATACCGATACATCGGTGCTGGGAGACGGTGTACTGGTTGAAGTGGTTCGTGCGGATAAATCAGCAACGAGTTGTTCTAGTTTCCCAATCCTATCTTCGTATTCATTGATACGTTTATGATGTTGTGCAACAATGTCGAAAATATGAACTTGGTTGTTTTTCGATTCATTATTGGTGGTATTATTCGTTACGGTGGATGATGTTGATTGGACGACGGTGCGACGTCTAATTGCTGATGAATTAGATTTGGAACTCATTTATTATAATATATCGATTGTATTCAAGTTGTTTTGTATCGATTGTATTCAAGTTGTTTTGTATCGATACTTTAATATTTTATTATAAAATATTAATTATATGTTAATATAGTATAATGTCTACCCAAGAGCTAAACCTGTCCGACGCATCAGGAAATCTAATCGACGCATCAGGAAATCTAATCGATGCATCAGGAAATATAATCGATGAATATGGAAATCTACTCAATGTAGATGGAAACCCAGTCGATGCATCTGGAAATCTAATCGATATATATGGAAATCTAATCGATGAATATGGAAATCTACTCAATGTAGATGGAAACCCAGTCGATGCATCTGGAAATCTAATCGACGCATCTGGAAATCTAATCGATGTAGATGGAAATCTTATTAATGAAAACGGTGATCTAATCGATGCATCTGGAAATCTAATCGATGTATATGGAAATCTAATCGACGCATCTGGAAATCTAATCGACGCATCTGGAAATCTAATCGACGCATCTGGAAATCTTATTAATGCAAATGGTGATCTTATTAATGCAAATGGTGATCTAATTGATGCAGATGGGAATATTATCCCTGAACCAAAGGATATTGCAGACCTTTGTGCAGATTTTATTAATGGGGTATGGGATTTATTGAATGGAAAAACTGTATAAGTAAATTATATTTTATTCTAAAATATTAATTATATGTTAATATTTTATAATGTTCTCTCAAGAACTAATCATTTCAGCCGCATCCGGAAATGTTAATAATACCAACCTATCACTGAGAGTCGATGCATCTGGAAATCTTATTAATGAGAATGGTGATCTGATCGACTCAGCAGGAAATCTAATCGATGCATCGGGAAATCTAATCGATGCATCGGGAAATATTATAGATAATGGCCCAAACAATGGCTCAAACAATGGCCCAAACAATGGCCCAGACATTAGGGATGAATATAACTTTTGTGAACTGTTGTTTATAGATACGGCTGATTATATATTCAATATACTTAATAAATTATTATTTTCTGATGTGGAAATCAGTCAATAACTAATTTGAACAACTCAATAATTTCAAACACTTTTAGATATACATGTAAACATACAATTAGTATCATTGTAAGTAAAATTGATTATATTACATGTATTTAATATAATAATAAAAACGAATTTATAAAAATGGAATTTCATATTAAATCCCCCGAAAAAGCAACTAAATTGGCATTCTTATTAAAAAATGTATCGACCCTCAGTGATACGTTGACCTTATATTTCAATATGGATGGACTTCATGCTCAAGGAATGGATTCAGCACATGTATGTCTATTCAATTTAAATTTAACAACTGAATGGTTCTCCGAATATAATCCGCACGACAGCACGGCAATGACGGTTAGTCTCAATATGGGTATTGTATCGAAAGTAATGAATATGAAACAACCCAAACAAGGTATTCGCGGATCAATAACCGACGACAAATTTTGTGTTGAATTTACTAGCGATGAGAAGGATGAGGTTGATAGACAATATACATTCCCGTTAATTGATGTGGACGTAGATTTGATGGATATTCCACCACACGATAGTGATGTAGATATTGTAATATCAGGCTCGAAACTACATAGTATCATATCGCAAATGTCTATATTTGGTGATTGTGTTGATATTTCGTGTACAGAGGATAAGTTTGATATTCATGTAGACGGGTCGGAAGGATCTATGCGTGTGGGATTTGATGATATGGATATGGAGGAATATTCAATTACCGAAGAAATCACATTAAAACAAGAATTTGCAATCAGATATTTACAAATTCTATGTGGATTCAATAAACTGAATACTGTCGTCAAATTGTCATTATCAAAAGATCGTCCTATTGAATTCACATATTCAATGGATAATTCTGTAGAACACGACACTAATATGGAGACTCCAAATGTAATGAAATTATACTTGGCCCCCAAGATTAGTGATGATGACGATGATATGTAGGCGGTTCGATACAATCAGTGTATATGATAATAATTAGTATTTAGAAATATTTATTTTTTTTCCAAACAACCATACAATTCGTATAAACAGATAAAATGTAATGATATATTACTGTATAAAACATGCCATCTAATTATGATTTCGTTACTGCCATGAGAGGAAACCGATCAAACGAAAAATCCGATTCATCCGATTCAGCAAACTTAACCGATGTCGTAGACAAACTGATGCACAGAATTTCTGCACTAGAGCGAATCGTTGAAGTCGGATCAATGGTTGGACCTGCTGGACCTGCTGGAGCTAAGGGTGCCGCTGGAGCTAAGGGTGCTGATGGTGCAAAGGGTGCCGCTGGACCTGCTGGAGCTAAGGGTGTCGATGGAGCTAAGGGTGCCGATGGAGCTAAGGGTGCCGCTGGACCTGCTGGACCTGCTGGACCTGCTGGAGCTAAGGGTGTCGCTGGACCTGCTGGAGCTAAGGGTGTCGCTGGACCTGCTGGACCTGCTGGAGCCAAGGCATAATACCGCATTTTTAGCAGATAAAATAATTGTATTTATTCGTAAATAGGCGAATAAATACATATCTAAATAATACTGACTATAGGAAACCCAGTCGTACCAACTGTACCGTGTATATAAAATGTTTTGATAATTAAGTCGGGATTAATTTCTCTCATCATACAGCGAATAGCGGACGTTGACTTCGTATGATACGATTTTTCATCTGATTCAGAAGATATTGTGTCTGCATCAAACCGTTTACATCCTCGACAATCTTCGTGTGTAAATATCCATAGTTCCTTCGTTCCGTGAATTGATTGTGTAAATTTTATATTCGACAATATAGTTAATTTACACGAATTCAAAAACAAATAATCGTTAACATTGGCTCCACAGTAATATAATGATAATCCCGAACCAACGACTGAACAATAGTCATATTTGCCAGCATATCCAAGTGTGGCCATATGACTATGAATTACATCATGTGTTCGAAAATCTATACACGTCAACACAAGAATATCTGGATTCTTAATTGTTGACATTATGGTAATGTATACATTATATTTATATTTTCGAATCAACTGCATTATATTTAAGTCGGTATTTTGAGCGGTTGAAATGTTTCCAATTCGATGTTATGGATACGTGGCTTGTATCTCCACAATATGTATTTGTCATATACAAATGTGGATTAGTTGTATCTACATCTCCAAAAACAATATCCAATTCGTCCACAATATCTTTATCATTCGATATATTGATTGGTGTAAAAACCACATCAACAAATCTATATTTGTTATTGGTAATCGTATGTTCATCGACGAAATTAAATGATCGGATCATATCAAATGTCGCGCCCCCCATATTATAATTATAAGTACATTGAATTTTAATCGTGTTTGCCATATCGCGTAGAGTTTGGAATTCCGATGCGGATGGATCTGGGCGATTGATCCGTACAATAATAACCCCTGTTCGGATATTCCCAAACAATTTCGAATTTGCAAATCCGCACGTCACTGCAACGCGTAAATAGTCAACCGACATACAGTCGAATAATGGACGGATTGCCACGGCATACCCGATCCATCGATTCCACACGAGTTCGGATCCATCGCAACACCCATTCATAAAATACCCCCCTAATAAACCACTTTTATCAATTAGTCGTGTCATTCCGAATAATTCCCCATTGGCGGCAACTTCGTGTATTGGGGTTGGGTACATAATCGAATCTTTAATTGTATTAAACACTGTTGTGGCAACTAACATATCAGAGTATATAGGTATATACACGTGTGTTGGCCATTTATGCATATTTAATTTTGATCCACCGCATATAGCGTTTAACGATGATAATATTACTAACCCATCGCAATAATAATGATCAATTACAAAGACAATTTCTCGGCTTTTTGGGTAAATATAAACAGCATTTGTATGTCCGCCAAATATATCTGATTGGTTTACTGAGTGTATTTTGTTATTGTAAATGCGTTCTGCCAATGCGTGTTTGTTTTTGTTATCAATTATCTTAATATTCGCATTCCGTCCAAAAAAATTCTGTGTACATCTATTTATGGAATCGATATTGTCCATCACATCGGTACCATTTTTAAATTTACACCTACCTAGTACCACTCGAGAGTAAGTATTTTGAGAAAAAATTCGATCGGATGGTCTAGGATTATCAGGTGAATGCCCAAATGAATGTTTTAAATCATCTGATTTGTGTGTATCGAATATATCATGTAATAGGATTGGTATACAGTGCCGTATCCGAAGTATAATAATAATTGGAATAATAAATATACAAGCAATTAGTTTGATCCCAAATTCTATTGATTGGATGTATCCCATAGGTTGTTGTAATATTAGTAGATAAACGTATTGTGTGTAAGTAGTATAATGTCTCAACTATATAAATCGAACCCATTCTTTGATCGTGGACGTCTTCCAGCATTCAATCAGATTGACGTAAAAAAACATACAAATGAAGCGGTGCGTATGCAATTGGATAAACAAATTGCTGAATTCGACCAATTCGAATTGGATATTTCCAATACACTGAATCCAACGTATACCAATACACTCGAACTGTTAGAGAAACAAGGATTTGGTTTATCTAGAACATATGGTATAATTTATCATTTATCTGGTGTAGCGGATAATGATGATATACGAGATGTAAAGAAACATTATATTGGAGAATTATCTGAATTTAATGACCGAATATCGAATTCAGTTCCTCTATTCGATGCACTTTGTCGTATAGATATAACATCCGATAATGTGTGTCCGATGGAGAAACGGGTTGTTCAAATGCAAATCGACGGAATGCGACAAAATGGATTCGGTTTACCTGATGAAAAGCGATGTGATTTGCTGCGAATAAGTAAACGGTTAACTGAACTATCTATCCAGTACAGTGAAAACGCGACTGATTCTGCCAAGGCTGTGTATAAAATACCAACAACAATGAATCAAATGATTGAATCGTGTCCTAAATTCGCATACGATCAATGGATTGTTAGTACGGCGACCGATAGTACGGCGACCGATAGTACGGCGACCAAATATGCAATCGGAATGAACGGACCATCTGTATCCGATGCGTTACAATATATTCCAGATCAATCAATTCGTCGAGGTATTTACATGCAGTATATTACAAGGGCAGGGGAAGCAAATTATCCGATAATCAATGAAATATTAACGCTCCGCCAAGAACGTGCTGAAATTCTTGGGTTCGACAACCATACTGAATATGTATTACTAGACAAGATGGTTTCTTCCCCGACTGAATTAGACGAATTCTATAAAGATAAATATACAAAGTACGCCACTAGCGCACAATTGGAAATCGATGAATTGGACAAATTCGCCAATAAGAAACTTAATCCGTGGGATATGGCGTATTATGGGAACTTGAAGAATCGACATGATTTCGGATATACGGATGAAGATACGAAACCATATTTCCAATTAGATCCCGTATTGATCAATCTACACAAACTGTGTAATGAATTATTCGGAATCAAATTCATTGAAATAGAAAAGACCGATCCCCAATTTCCCGAAACATGGCATCCAGATGTTCGTTTCTTCGAAATATACGATGAAAAAGGTCAGCATAGATCGTCGTTATATTTCGACCCATATGTTCGTCCTGGAATCAAGCGGGGAGGGGCGTGGATGTGTGGTGCAGTAGATAGATCACGAGCGATCCCCGAAAACGAATTGCCTGTTGCATATATTGTATGTAACCAGAGTCCGCCGATATGTCCTGTAAATGGGAATCCAGATGATCCGCTCATATCACTAATGACAGCTAGTGAGGTGATCACACTTTACCATGAAACAGGTCATGCTATTAATCATATGTTGACGGATATTCGCATCGGAAACGTGTCGGGGGTCCCGTCTGAATGGGATGCGGTCGAAATCCAGTCCCAAGCACTTGAATTATTTGCAACACACATTGATTCATTGGAACAGGCGGTTCACTATCAAACTGGCGAATCGATTCCAAGTAAAATGGTAGATTACATCATTGATTCGACCAAAGATAAGGGTGCCAGTCAATGCCGACAAATATATTTCGGCAATTTGGATTTGGAATTACATAGGAATTGGAAACAAATCACTGCAAAGGGTGAAACTATATGGGACGTCCAACGTCGAATATATGAGAAGTATATGAAACATGGTATATATGAACCAACTAATCGATTTCTCTCTACCTTTTCACATATATTCGCAGGAGGATATTCAAGTTCTTATTATGGATACATGTACTCGAAAGAGTATAGCAAACAAATCTATACAAAAATAACAGAAGTATCTGGTGACGAAAGACGACGCCGAGGTCGTCATTTATTGGATACTGTATACGCATTAGGATCATCCGAACCAATGTGTGATATTCTTAATAAATTCTTCAAAAAATTTGAATAGGTTGATTTTCCAGACTAAAAAGGCAATATTGTATAAGATGGAATAAAACAATATAAATGTTTATATAGTGTATTATAATGAATAAACATGATTGAAAAATATACAACATTAATTATAGTAACATGTTTTTCATTTTTTAGTATAATAAGTATATATATATTTAATATATATTTTACATCAAATATATGGTACAACGAGACATCATATAATAGATGTGAACCCTCATTAGGTAATGAAGATAATTTGTTACGCGAACCAATTAATTCATTAAGTAGTTTATCATTTGCTTTTATAGGAATTTATATAATCGGTTGTGCTATTTATGATTACAGGTATTTCGCCGAAATAAAAAGTATGGGACGACCAAATTCATTACGGTTAAATGGTGGTATATGTCTTCAACCTATACTATCTTTTACGTTTGGTATATCACTAATTATTGGTGCAATGGGATCATTTTGGTATCATGCATCCGCAGGTTCGCCTCTTGGTGGACATTTTGATATTTGGGCAATATTTGTAATGTGTAATGCAATCATATTTCTAATAATATTGTATTTGTACCTGACTATATTGTTCAATAAATATCCTAAAAAAATTAACAATTATATTAGTATAGGTTGTACCTTTTTATGTACGTGTTCGAATATAATTTGTTGGGAATGGCATAAACATTTTTGGCTAGGAAGTTGGGATAAAATGTATGTCATGTTGATTCATTTCATATCGATTGTATTATTTATGTTTTTAAGTTTAGTTTGTATAATTTATTATTTAAAAATAAAACAACGTATATACCCTTTTATTTGGACAGCAGTAATAAGTCTAATATTCGCAATTATTGTATGGGCTCCAGAAGAATTACATAATCAATGTATTGACCTGTATATTCATTTATCTCCATTACACGGACTGTGGCATATATTATTATCCATCACAATGTTATGCGTTTATATGTATAGTCGCAGTGTGGGTGTAGATGTATATGATAATGGTGTGGGTGGAATATATGAATTAAATGAAATTGATTACTACTTATTGAAAGAATATTCAAATTCAAATATTTTACCAGAATAATCATTTCCATATTGTCAAATAGTAATCTATATGTCTGGGGGAATCGATCGATCACTAGTCCAAAAAGAAAATTGATATAATCGAACTATAATAAATTCATATCAAAACTATAATAAATTCATATCAAAAATATAATAAATTCATAACAAAACTATAATAAATTCATAACAATGTTACCTACTATATCACCACAAGAGTTGTTTGTTATAATGTCAATGCTCTCAAGCGCATTTACATTCGTTACACCAATATTATATCATATAATTCCATTCATACTATGTAAATGTATTGGTTTCATTGTGATTCCAGAGTTTCGTGAGAATGCAGATAAATGGATCGACACTACAACGGCGTTTCTGTGGAAACCATCTTATCACGTTGATGACGGGGAACTGAAACCATCGGGAATTTATATATTTCGCTATACGGACGAACCACTGACATTGTGGTCTATTGGTATTGCGATATGCGAGTGGAAACGCACAGAAGGATCCGACGACGAAACAATCAATCCATCGATATATTATATCGGACGCAAATTGGACAATAAAATCCTTGTTAATAATTCCGATTCATCTGATTTAGATAAACAATTGGAAATGAAAACACAAACTCTATCGACTCTTGAGCGTGGGAATAACAAAATATGGAGTGGGTACCGCGACCGCAGTTATGAACTTCCGTGTTTCGATAATATCCGTACACACCAAACTGCAATCGCCGATGCGATCAAATCGAGGGCAAATACACTAATACTTGGTGTGGGTGGATCGGGGAAATCGACTGGTATTGAATATGGATGTATCTGCGACAAAATTCGAATGTGTCGCGTAAATTCACTGACATCCGCATTTTGCGATATAAACGAACTAATTCAAAAATCATCCAACGAGAAACCAATTTGTATTGTAAGTGAGGAATTTGAAACTATATTTAGTGACATCAGCAAAGGAGACCGTCAATCGGGAGGAGTTCGTCCCAGTGTGGAGACGAAATCGGATTTATTCACTCTATTATACGATTCAGATAAAGTATATGCGAATCATTCATTTGTATTTACAACGAATATGACTATCAATCAACTGAAACGGGAAATGAATCGAATAGATGTGACAATGTTCGCATCATTCTTCCGTCGATTCACTAATATAATTACTGTTGGAACTGAATATCGTACGACTCATAGAGAGATATACAATCGGTCCGATTTATTCCACCATATAAAATCTCGTTTGCGTATATCGAGACAAACAAACATCGATCCCACTGTGTTTGTTAACCAGACATACCAACATTTTGATTACCACGGCGAACCAATTGTGTACACTACAACAAAATAATGATTGACTATGAATGAACTTGTAAAATATATTTTTATTTCAGAATATATTTTATTTCAGAATATCATTTACAACTATTTTCATATTTTCTAAATTAACAGTTGAATTTTCCATCAACAGTCCTTTATAATTCACATTTAAAAAATAAGCCAGTCGCGAAAAGCAAATATTAATATCTTCTTTCGATAAAAATTCAATATACCAAGAATCGGGTTGCATCGACATAAGATTAATACCCCCCGCCCCGTGTGGGGCAAAAACATATTTGGCTTGATGGAATATTCTATATTGTTCTGTAATTGGAGGAAGATTATTGTCATCGTGTATATATAGTTCTAGTTCCGACTTTTCACATAATTCCGTACAAAATTGTTCAATTTCATTGTAATTCAGCAAAACTCTCCGATGATTTCGTTTTATTAAAATCATATATCTACGTGTAGTTGTTTGAATTGATTTAGTAACAAGATCTTTCATCCAACAAATTTGATTAAAATATGGATTACCACACTTTCCCATTCTTGGAATATAAACCTTATCAGCGTAAATATTCCCTGTTACAAGTTGCGATTCTTGTATATTTACAAGGTTACATATTTGGATAATAAAACATGTTATTTTCGATACATGTATTTTACTATTAACCAAAATATCCTTTGGAATTGATTTTAATGCGACGAATGCCTCGAGTGAGAAATGCCATATACCATCAGACCATAAAGATGTAATACTAACAACATTGGTTTCTTTTGAAATTTTATCAACAAACGCATTATCTAGGCGTCTACATATACACCCACCGTTTGTAAATATACGTTTATCCGAATTAATTATTACACCATTGGCACTAACAAGGGCGTGATCAAGAACTATATAATCGTTTGTGTATGGCTCAATGTCAAATATACGTTCATTCTTACTATATCTTTCTGCAATATGTCGGTATGATTCTCGGTGATTGTTACGCAGTGCATCGATACAACCTTCGTCAAAAGTAAATTCTGCTGATTCGGTGAATGTAATTTCACTAGTAATGTTTTCATGATATTCCAAACTATCTGCGTAATCAAATATGAAATTTGTCATTGTATAATTACGACATAAATATGTATATAGTTTTAGTTCGTCGTACGTTCATTCGTTCATTCGTTCATTCGTTCGTTCATTCGTTCGTTCGTACGTTCGTAATATCATTTACTTGTAATGTGGTTGATTCAATCATCTTCTCAAACACTTCAAAAAAATTGGTTTTTTGAGATCTAAATGCGGAATGTTTTCCATATACATATTTGATTTTTTCTTTCGGAATACTAGATATTATCGTATTACTGATTTTAGTAACAACTTCATCTGTTGAAAACATTACTTGTACATCCGATATAGTCGTACCAAAAACTTGTAGTATATCGTTTGGGGTTGGAAGATACTGTGTAATTTGAATCGGTTGTTTGAAACAAATTGGGTTGAACGGTGTATTCATAATATTTCCTCGGTCGTGTGATTGACTTGCTGGGAGAATAAGTCCCAATGGAATATTTAATCGGTCGATTATAAACGACGGCAATTTCAACGAAACGATTGTTTCGAGAAGTGGCGATGCTTCTAGAAATGGCATTAGGAGAATTATTCGACTAGGAATGTATCCACGATATGTCGATGATTCGGTCATATTTCGCACTACACGTCGAATATGATTGAATACGAAATACCCCCCCATCGAATGACCTATTAGTATAGATGGTTTCAATTGATCGATCTGATCTCGGATCCGCAGGTCTACTGATGATACCGATTCGTGTGTATCATATTCGAGAAAGTCGACACAGAATTGCGGATTCCCTTTGAAAAATAATCGGATATTGGCATAATCATCACAATCGAGTTCATTGCGACATGTGGCAAATCCCTGAATAAATAGAATTCGGGTGGGTTCATTACACATCATTATCGTGCATTATCGTTATATTTTTATGTGAGAATTTTGATGCTGTTCGTTGATGTTTCGTCATATACCCACCCCAAATCAATATATGTTTTTTTTCGTTTGAATCCAGACCGATCAAATACAGATTGTTTATGTTTAGCCGCTGTATACCCACAGGAGTACCAATGACGGTGAAAATCACAATCACTCGGTAATATTGGCATCAGATCGCGAAACCGAAATAAATTATTTGTGTTGATATCGGATGATTTTCCGAGAATACCAACAGTGGTTATATGATTGGCTGTATTGGAAATTAGTGGTTTTTGATTTGTAAAAC